ACTCTTTTATAGTGGTAGCAATAAATATGAATATTTAATAACAACTAATTTTGCTAATAAAGTAAAAATTAATATTTATGGAGGTGGTACTGTTAGTATTGATATGAGGCTAATACTAAACACAGTTTTAACTGATGATACCTGGTTCCATATAGCTTTTACTTGGAATTTAGGTTCTACTAATGCAGATTTAATTGGATATATTAATGGAGTAAAACATAGTGTAGCAGATGGGAATGCAACTTGGTCATTAGCAGGAACGTGGTCACCTGTTCAAAATACACTTAATCCTTTGTATATGGGAAGAGATATAAGCAATTACGGTGAAGCTATTTTAGATGAAGTTGCTATATTTGACGATAATTTATCTACCGCTAAAGTACAATCTATTTACAATAGTGGTACACCAACTGACTTATCTGGCGAACAATATTTAATAGGATATTGGCGAAATGGAGATACTGCAGGAACATCAGTTTTTCCTACTATTCAAGACTATTCTTCACAAAGCAATGACGGTACGATGACAAATATGACCTCAGGAGATATAATAACAAATACACCATAATTATGATTTATGTAATATATAATATAGCAGATGTTTCAAGTATAGATTTTTCTTTAGTAGAAGAAACAAGTCAAGATACTTTAAGGCTTTCTATTGATGAAACTAAAACAGTATTAAAATTTAGAGGTGAAACGCCTACTTTTTTAGTAGGTTTACAACAATATAATCACTCAGAGATTTTAGCAATAATGCACAGTTCTGAGTGGACTAAAAATATTAATTAGAATATGGTACAAAAACTAGGATTAGCACTAAGTTTGCCAACTATTAAAACAGTTGCAAGTTCAGCTTTTGAGAATCTATATTCTTTAGACTTTGATGGGGTGGATGACTATGTAGACTTTGGTAGTGGTGCTGCTTTTACGCCAAATAGCTCAGGTGCAAATCGTGGTTTTTCTATCTCTTTATGGGTAAAAACTACTGCAGGAAGAATAAAAATGGTAAGTAAACAAAATGGTGGTGATGCAGAATACTATGTAAAAATTGGGGCTTCTGGGGATTTAGAGGTTTTATTTTTTGGCAATAACAGTGGTGCAATAATACAAAGATTAATAGTCGACACGAGCTATGGGGGATTTATTGCTGTTAATGATGGTAACTGGCATCACATTGCAATTACCTTTGATTTAGGTAGTACTGCAAGTTCAATTATAATTTACGTAGATGGTGTTGAGTTTTCAGATAGTAATGGTGGTGCTAATTATACTAGTACAGGAACGTGGTCACCTGTTATAAATACATCTGCTTATTTTGCACTTGGTGCTTCTAGTAGAAGTTTTAGTGGAAATATAGATGAATTGTCTATTTGGGATGGTTCTCTTAACCAAAGCGGAATTAATGAAATATACAATAGTGGAACACCTACTGATTTATCAGGCAAAACTTATTTGCTTGGCTGGTGGAGAAACGGTGACCCTACAGGAACAGGTGCTTATCCAACAATAGTTGACCAGAGTACAAATAGTAATGATGGAACAATGACTAATATGGCTTCTGGCGATATAGTAACAGACGTACCTTAAAAAATAAAATATGAAAGATAATATTATTAATATCAATTTAGAAACGAGTACAGCTCCTTTAATTACAGAAGTACGTGGAAAAGGTTATATTGAATATGGAGAAGCTAATGGTGAGGGGGGCAACTTATCTCCACAGTTTTTAATAGATCTTTATTACTCAAGTAGTATCTCTGCAGCTATTATTAACTCAACTTCTGAGATGATTGCTGGTGAAGCTCTTATTATAGAGGATGAAGATGACAGAGACTTAGACTCAAAAATTAAGCTACAAAACTTTATGAATAGGGCTAATGGAAATGAAAGCCTACACGAGGTTATAAAGAAACTATCTTTTGACTTTAAATTACAGGGAGCTTTTGCTCTTAACATTGTTTGGAGTAAAGACCGTACTCAAATTGCTGAGATCTACCATATTGATGTTTCTAAGCTAAGATGTGCAAGACCAGATGAATTTGGAAAAACAAAAGGTTATTATATAAGTGCAGACTGGAGTAATACAAGACAAAATAAACCTTATTATGTACCAGCTTTTAATGCTAATGATAGAACTTCAGCTAACCAAATTATGTACTCAGGACTTTACAGTCCAAATATGAATAGCTATTTTACACCAGATTATGTTAGTTGTAACAACTGGGCACTTATTGACTCTAGAGTTTCTGAATTTCATTTAAACAATATCTCAAATGGTTTTGCTGGTAGCTTTATGATTAGCTTTGCCAATGGTGTTCCTACAGCTGAAGAACGTAGACAAATAGAACAAAGCCTTACTGACAAATTCTGCTCAGAATCTAACTCAGGTAAATTTGTACTTACTTTTTCTGACGATAAAACAAGAACACCTGAAATAACACCTATTAGCTCTAGTGATCTTGACAAACAGTATTTAGCCTTACAAGAGCTACTAACCTCAAATATTCTTTCTGGACATAGAGTTACTTCTAAAACTCTTATGGGAATAGACACAGCTAATGGATTCTCAAGTAATACAGATGAGATTATAAACGCAGCAAATTTTTATCTTAACACCGTAATTAAACCTTTTCAAGATCAGTTAGTTAAAGAGCTAAGAAAGATATTTCAAATTAATAATATGGATATGCCTGTAAACTTTGTACAGCTTAAACCTATTACAGTACAATTTGATTCTAAGACTATCAGAGAGGTTATGACAACTGATGAAATAAGAGATGAGCTTGGGCTTGAACCTTTAGGTGATGATGATACTGTAGAACAAGATGTAAAACTAAGTAAAGTTGGTATGATTGATGGGGAGCCTGTTTTTAGCACAATACAAGAGGCTCAGGCTCACGCAAAGACAATAGGGTGTGAAGGGTACCACGAACACGAATATGAAGGCAAAACGACTTATATGGCTTGTAAAGACCATTCAGAAGCTACTAATCTAAAAAAGTGTGATTGTAGTAAATCAGAAGGTGAATTAACTGAGCTTACAAAGTTTATAGAACAATTCGGTGAAGATGAAACAGAGGATTGGGAACTAATAGAGGAAGAAATTGTAGATGGAGAGCATAATGATTTTGATTTTGAAGCTGAATTAAACAAACAAGTAAAAGGTAAAACAGAACTTGCTAAGCCAATTACTTCAAGACCAAATGCTAGAAGTACGCAAGATGGAGTAAACAAGTCTTATAACGACTATTATAAAGTGAGATATGTTTATGCTACAGATGAATTTTTGACTAATAAGTCAGGAACTAGCAGAAGTTTTTGCAGAGATATGGTAGCGGCTAAGAAAGTATATAGAAAAGAAGATATCGTAAATGCTAATAGTATGGAATTAAATCCAGGATTTGGACATCCTGAGACTGCGTATATGGATGGTGAACTAGGAACATATAATTTGTTTTTATACAAAGGAGGACCACAATGTCGGCACTATTGGTTGCGTAAGATCTATAAAACTTCACTTAGAAATGCTAAAAAACCAATAAAAGATGCTGAGGTTATTGGTTATACAAAAGCTGTAAGTGAAGGGTTTACAGCAAAAAGAAATGATAAACTGGTAGCAATACCACCACAAAGAATGAAAAATAACGGATATTACAATTAATTATGGCATACGTACTCTTCATATCAGAAAACAAACTCAAGGACTCAACAGCGGTCAATCTAAATGTAGATGTAGATATATTACTTCCATTTGTACGTGAAGCTCAGAAGCTTTATGTAGAAACTGCTCTTGGAACTGAGCTTACAAACCATTTAAAAAACCAAATTATTGCAGGGACTTTGGCAGGAGCTGACAAGACTTTAGTAGATGAATATATTGGTGATATGTTACCAGGCTATTCGCTTTATCACGCTTTACCATATCTCAGGTTTAAAGTGGAAAATGGCAATGTTTACTCTAAGACTTCAGAAACTGGCACCCCTTTGTCTACAGCTGAAGCGCAACACTTACGAGAAGAAATTTTAAATACAGCAAGTTATTATCG